TCCTTTACCTTCTCTTTAGGTACCTTGGGCATTTTCTTGTCCCCTTTGAGGTGCGGTTGAGATCCATCGGCATCGTCGATCTCAGGCATTATCTCAACAGGACCTACTACTTTTTTTCAGTTACTTCCTTACGCCACTCAGAGAACTCTTTAACACAGTTTGGTACTGACTTACCACCCTTCATCTTAGTTCCTTTTGCTTTGTATCCCTTCCAACAACTAGGTTTCTTAGGATCTCTACCTATGTTCTTACGTGCTGTTGCTAGTGATGCTTCCTCTACGGAGCTAGGTGCTGTATCATGAACCTTTCCAAGTTCCTTATCTCTCTCCTCATCTGTTACACCATGTGCGATAACCTTTCCATCGTTATCCTTCTGATGATGCTCCTTTGCCATCGCTTTAGAGATTGCCTTTCTTCTCTTGTGTAGATACTTGTCGCTGCTATCTGTATCACCATCATTATCTAAGTCTTTATCTTTTCTGTTTGCGAACTTCTTCTTAACTGCCTTCTTGTTTACTGGATCAAGACCACCCTCGTCAAGAACTTCTTTGTTCTTGTCATCATTGATAGCGTGTTCATGATACTCAGATAGAGTTACATTGATGCTGTTGACTGATACGTTCTTCTCTAGACCATGCTCAAACATAACATCGTAATGAGTTACGATACCCTCTTCGTCTAGTGTATGCTGTTCCTTGAGACAGTTACCTGCTCCCCACTCTGGATGCTCAACCTTAGTAGCACATGCATGCTTAGGTTTTTTGATGGTTGGCTTACCCTTTGTACCTTTTGGTTCTGCCATCTTCATGCCAGGTGCGTCACCGCCACCTACACCCTTAGCACCGCCAGTGCCTTTAGGATTCTTGTTAGCTGTACCTTCAGTTCCGACTGGTGTCTTCTTAACTGGTGGTACTGGTGAGTACTCATTCAATGCCTTAACTGCGGCTTGAACTAGGGATTCATGGTTGTCCATCTTATCTTTTTTAGGGTCTGTTGGTATTGTTTGTTTGACTGCTACTGTACCTGCAGGTTTCTGTACCTTCTGGCCAGGTGTCAATGACATAACGTATTGCCTATGGGCATCCGTACCAATTTCAAAGACTTCCTTAACGTCTTTGACCCATGTACGGAACTTAGTCTCTTCAGCTGTCAGGCAAATGAGATAGTTAGGACCTCTGCGAATGATCTTTCCAACGTGACCTTTCTCAGTGAGTACCCACTCACCTTCCTTGTAAATTTCTTCACGATAATACTGGTCACGGATGCCTTGATCCTTAACCTCTTTTCTTACCGCTGTGAAATCTCTGAACGACTTCATCAAATTCTAATCTTATTACAGTTTTATTTATAACAGTTCTGCTATTTCATCCATTAGATTCCGCGTTTCTTTCAATCCTAAAGCCTTTGGTATACCTGCTCTAAAGGAATCGAAGTCACCCGCAGCTGCTGCTCTCCGCATTTTTGTCCCAGAAATACTGAAAGTATCACCGTCAGCATCACGTTCACCTGATGATATTATATCCATCTTCCTAAAGGTATAGTCCTTCCCGTTGTATCTTTTAATCCACTGCATAGCCTGTACTCTATCACTACCAACTACGAGAACAACATCGTCATAACCCTGTGTTTGTAACTCTTTCAGTACACCGACAGGATCACGGGGTCCACTGCGGATCTGTTTCGCTAGTTTAGGAAAGATCTTCTTAGCATAGTGTAGTTTCCTATCAGGTGATAGAGGATCAGTTCCTTTCTTCTGTGTCTGTGAGAGATAGATGTACCAGTCACACTTTCCAGCCTTGTTTGCTACAGCATTGAAGTTCGACTCGTGCCCTATCGTAGGTGGTTGGAACCTACCGAAGGTGAAGTATACGCATTTATAATCTACTATCTCCATTGCTTTGCCAGTGTAAAGTTGATGTAAGAGAACTCAATTCTATTTACAAGTTTGATCATGTCTCCATTGTGATGTAGAACGTATCCCTCTGGTGCGGTAACCTTGTACCCCTGTTCAGTTTGTACAAATGTTCTGAATGATTCTAAGTTATCAAGAGCATCAATAACTATCTGTTTGTTCTCTTGTATCTTTCTATAGAGTGCGAACATAGCATGAAACTCTTTCTCATTATCTTCTAGGTATGTCAAACCACTGTATAAAAAATTGCGTTTCTCTGCTATCTTCTGAACGCTTTTCATCTTAGCAACTTCTTTGTTCATTTTCTCATGGTAAAAAGCACCAAGAGACTTGAGTGCTATCTTAGGATCGGTAATCCTACGTGATGCTTTGATCTCCGCATTGAAGAACTGTTTGAGATAGGATGCTACATGGAACTTCTTGTTACCTGTAGTACCTATGTTGTCAACGATATGATCTAAGAACTTACCAGATGTTTTACACATCTGATCTATGACAGATAGATTAGCTTCAAACTTCTTTAGTTTTTGTACATCAACTGATACGTCTGCCATAGGTGTGTCATTGTTTATCACTACACACCCTTGTATATCTGATGAGACATCAGCACCAGCTCCTGCCTGCATAGTAGCAAGGTCATCACCACTATAATGTGTGTGAAATACTATACCAATATCTGCCTTAGATACCTTCTTACCCATGTCACTATCTACTGGTATTCCATAGGTGATAGTGTTAGGTCTAAAGGTAATGAGGCTCTCACCTTCTATAGTCTCTGTCTTCTTATCTTTAGCAGTAAACATCAAGTCACCTTGTACTACACCACTGATACCTAGTTGTTTGAAATACTTTAGAGATGCTTTTAATTTATCAGCAAGATCACCATCATAGAATGCGTCTACATCCTCATCAAAATAACATATCTTAGGGTTCTCCTTGTTGAATACAGACTTAGTTCCCACAAAGAATCTACCTGTGTACGGATGCTCTCCACATATAACAGCAGGAGCACCGTCCCATTTAGTTTGCATGTAACCACTACTAGGTTTCTTACCTAACATGCGGAGCATTTCTTTCATAGCAGACACAGCAGCATGACATCCCTCTACTCCATAGTTGAGCATCTCATCTTCTATATGTTCTAAGTGTTTTAGTTGTGTTACGTTTGCCATTACTTTTTAAAATAGTCTCCGTTAGCATAGCCAGGATATACTTCACCACCTGTCTTGGATCTGATATTAAAACTAAAGTCATACTCTCTGGTAGAGAAGTTAATGTTGACTCTCTTACCAGCTCCAGTCTTTCCACCATAGTCTATACCTATGTTAGGACTGGTCAGTGAGCTAGCTCTCTTTAGATACTGGTCGTTAACTTCATATACATGGAGTGTACTGCCATCATTATGTACCATCCAATAACCTTTACCCACACCACTGGCACAAAAGTCTTCTAAGTTTCTCTTTGCTTGTCCTCTGATTTGATATGATTCTTGATAGTCGTCTACTGTAGGAGTCTTGTCATTAGGATCATACTTCTGGAATGTATCTAAGAACTTCTGATGATTAATGTTAAACATATCTAGGAAGTCCTTACCCATCTGTGGTAGTTTACCATCCTCTAGATCTTTAGTGGGGAAAATTTCTAATGAATTTTTTCTACCACCCTTCACACCTATGTTAAAGAACGATAGTGTAGCTCCATACTTGACTGATAGATATATGTCTTTCTGATTTTTACCTTGAGGGTCAGCTATTGTTACTGTAATATCTGTAACTGTCTTACCTATATCTGTTGTCTTCTTACCCTCTGCTGAGATATAAAAACTACCATCATATTTCATGGGTCTTGGTTTGTTAGCACCACCCTCTACCTTTGCTTTGATAAAACATGTACCAGGATTAGAACTACATATCGCTTTAAGTATGTCTGTCACATGCTCAGGATACTTACCACCATGATCTTGAAACTTTTGAAAACTATCTCCTAAGTCTGTCTCATATTGATTACCTAAGTTGATTCTAGTTCCTCCAGCTGGTGCTCCACCAAAGTGTTCTGTCTTTTCTAGTTCAGTTATATTAACTGTAGTTGTTAATGAATCATCATGATCACTCTTAGATCCTGTCATTAATAACTTCTTCTTATTACCTGTCTGATTAGAAGCACTAG